AAAAGAGATTGTATAGTTTTAGATTTTGGAACAAGTGTACTTACACATGGATCGTTAGATGAAACAGTTGATTTAGAGGGTTCAGAGTCTCTAGGAACAGGTGCTGCTCCTGAAAAAACATGTCCACAATGCGAATCAGTTGTACCATTATCATCTCGTGAGTGTCCTTTATGTGGATATGAGTTCGGCAAACAAGATAAAGAAGTATTAGAAGACTTTATTATGACCGAAGTTGACCTTATGGATAGATCGCCTTATCGTTGGGTAGATTTATTTGATAATGGACGTTGCATGAGTGCTAGTGGTTTTAATGGCTTTGGTTTAGTCGCACACTTAGATGATGTGTCTATAGCCCTTGTAAAGCGTTCTAATGGACGATTAAGGGTGGTTAGTGTTGGTACTAAGGAGCAAGCTGTAGCATCTGCTGATGACTTCCTAAGAGAGATTGAGGATAGTGACGGTGCAAGAAAAGGTAAAAGATGGTTGAATGAAGCTGTAACACCTAAACAAACACAAGCATTAAAGAACTGTGGTATAACAGTTAGAGTTATGGATTTTAGTTGGAACAAGTATAAGGCTGCTTGTTGGTTAAATTATTTGTGGAACAAGAGAGATATAGATAATAAAATCATAAGTATAGGAGATAAAAATGAATCGTAGTGAAGCATTAAAAAAAGCAGAACAATTGATTAATGGTGCTAGGGCAAGAACACATGGTGATGCCAAAGATACGCATGAATCAATAGCTAAAATTATGAATGTATTATGGAGACATAAGTTAAAATCAGATCTTACATTTGAAGATATGTATAAATTTTTTATGGTTGGTAAATTAGTAAGAGATTCACAAAATTCAAAGAATATTGATAATCCTATAGATATAATTGGTTATGGTGCTTTATGGGCAGAGGGAAAAGATGCAAAGAATAACACTCAATTATAAAATAAATATATCTAATGAGGTTGGCATTCAAGATGTTGTTGATGGATCAATGTTTTTGCATATATCTGGTATAAATAGTGAGCATGAACTTATGAATGAAGTAACAGAGGCTATGGAAAACATTATGGAAGAGTTAGGCTATGATATATTAGGTGGTTATTGCAAAGTAATGTCTGGTCACGATGAACTATTCAAATTAGATTTTTATTCACATGAAGATTTAGATGACGGAGAAAGTATATGGATACAGCCAATAACGAAGACAATTCATTAAAGAATGCAGCTAAAGTATTTAACAAAATAGGTTGGGAGAAGAAATTATGCGATTTGACAGAAGAACAAATGGTAGCTTTAATATCAGTAATACAATCATCAAGGGAGATAGAAAATGAGTTTGTCTGCGACTATGTTACACAATCTCATATTAAATACTTCGGTCAAATCAGGCAACCCGAAGGACTTGAAGACATACCCTTTTGAAGATCAGATAGCAGATTTTGTTGACAAAGGTATTAAAGAAAAGTCAGATAGTATTCCAAGACGAACATATTTGGGGGGGTCTTCACTCGGAGAAAAGTGTTCAAGAAAAATACAATACACTTACATGGGTCAGGAAGTTGACCAAGACAGACACTTTAGTCCACAAACATTAAGAATATTCCAATTTGGTCACGAAATAGAAGACAGTATGGCTAATTGGTTGAAACAAGCAGGTTTTGATTTGCGAACTGAAAAGAAAAATGGAGATCAATATGGTTTTTCTATATCTGATGGACAGATAAGAGGTCATATAGATGGTGTAATATGTGGAGGCCCTGTTGGTATGGGCTATCCGTCTTTATGGGAAAACAAGTCAGCTAATGACAGAAAGTTCAAAGAGTTTCAATCGAAAGGTATGGCAAAAACCAATCCTATATATGCAGCTCAGATAGCTTTGTATCAGGCATACATGGAACTAACAGAACATCCATGTTTATTTACCGTAGTTAATAAAAATACTAGCGAAATATATTATGAACTTGTTCCTTTTGATAAGTTTCTTGCTCAAGAGATTAGTGATAAGGCAGTTAATATATTACAAGCTACAAAAGCTGGTGAGATGTTGCCACGAATAGCTCAATCAAAAGAAATGTTTGATTGTAAGTGGTGTAATTATAAGGAGACTTGTTGGAGTTAAAATAGGCGACACATGAGAAAAAAATGTCGCCTATAACTTCAGCCAATGAAGGTAGGGATAGTATAATGAGTATAGTAAGATTTGGCAATACCAATCGTGATATGAGTGGAAGAGAATTAGTTGAATTAATAAGTCAGAAAGTTCCGCCACAAACACAGATTGATATTTTAAGAGACACATATCCTAATGGTGTAATTAGAGGTGACGAGTTTAATGTAGGCTCTTTAAATGGAGAGCCTGGAAAATCTTTAAAGATAGATATTAATCCAAGATCACCTTGGTTTATGAAAGGCAATGATTTCAACGGATCAAGTGGCGTTGGAGGCATTGTTAAGATATTGATGGAGGGTCGTGATATGAAGCTACCCGAAATAAAAGAATTTTTTTCTGATTATTTAGACGACACTCCTAGATTTCTTAGAGATGAAAATGCTGCTCCTCCAATTGATTCTATAATCAACAAATCATTGAGACAGCAAATAAATATCAATACACCATTTGATAGTGAGCATTCTTATTTAAGTGTGGACGGTGAAGTCATATGTATGGTCAGACGATACAATATGAGAGATGGTGCAGGCAATCCAGTAATGGACGATCATGGCAAGCCTAAGAAAGAATTTCGTCAGTTCACTGGAACTAATCCGTATCCTAAGATGCCTGATGTCAGACCGTTATATAATATACCGAACATTTCTGCTTCAGATAAAATCATATGGGTTGAGGGTGAGAAATGTGCTGATGCTCTTAATGAGATGGGATTTACAGCTACATGTACTATGGGTGGTGCTGGAATGTTGTCTCGTAAGTCAGCTAGTCAGTTTGACTTCTCACCATTACATGGCAAAGAACTAGTTATATGGCCCGATAACGATAACGCAGGTAAGAAAGTTGCTGAACTCGTACAAGACTTAGCTATGAACGCAGGTGCAAGGTCAGTAACAATGCTTACACCACCTTTAGGTAAGCCTGAAAGATGGGATGCAGCCGATGCTATAGCCGAAAGTTTTGATATAAGTCAGTTTCTAAGTGCAACAGTTAAGCATGTTAAACGAAATATAAATCTATTAGATAACAGTTTGTTAATAAATAGGTTTGAGGGTAAAGCACCTGAACAAAAGTTTTTAATCGGTGAAACACTACCATTAGCTGTTCCTATAATATTTTCTGCGTCTGGTGATGCTGGAAAAGGTATGATGACTTTGGACTTGGCTATGAAAGTAGCAAGTGGTCAGCCCTTGTCTGCATCTTTCGGTGGTAATATTACCGAGTTCGGTAATGCAATTATTTTTACAGCAGAAGATGATGAAGGTGAAATGCATAGAAGAATTGAACGCTTAGATGCGAACAATTCTAGGTTTAACTATGAACATGAGCTACGAGTCGTGTCTTTGCCGAATGTTGGTGGTGTATTTCCTATACTTCAAGATACACATGATGGCTACAGAACTAGCGATGAGTTTGAAAAGATATATGCACAAATACTACAGATGAGTGATTTAAAGTTAATTGTGTTTGATCCGTTGGCATCATTTGTTCATGCAGATGTAAACTCCGATCCAGCGGCAGGAGCAGCGTTGACTGGACTTCTTGCAAAGATAGCTACAGAAACGGGTGCTTCAGTCATTATGTGTCATCATATGACAAAAATTAAAGATGATACAATTGTATCAACACCTGAACAAGCAAGGAATATGATACGAGGTACGTCAGCATTAGTTGATGGTGTACGTTGTGCTTTTACAATATGGCAAGTTGATGAAGCAACAGGTCGTAGGCGTTGTCAGGACTTAGGTATCGAATACCAAAGAAACAGATGCTTTGATGGTGCAGTTGTTAAATCAAATGGACCTGCAAGGCGTGATATACGTCACTTTATTCGTGATGTATTTACGGGATTATTAGAAGATCGATCTGAAGATATAGCAAGGCTGCATTCAGGTAGTAACAGACAAATAAAGAAAGATGCCTTGTTTGCTTGGATTGCCTTATGTGAGCGTGATGGTAGAGCATTAACACAACAATCGGGAGCTGATGCAATATTGCAAAGAATGGCAGCAGATTCTGATGCACCTAAAGTTTTAGACAACGCAACACAGCGAACAATTGATGGATTAGTCAGAGAATTATTGAATGAAGTTAGAATATCTAAGTATTCTTTTTCTAGGTCAGGTGGTCGTAAGTGGCTTGGTACTGTAGACGGAGACATGAGTAGAGGCGAGTATGATGCAAGAACAGCAACAGAAAACTTATAAACTTCCAGACAATAACGTCTGCATATCCTTTAGTGGAGGTAGAACCAGTGCCTTTATGCTTCATCATATATTGGAAGCTAACAACGGATTACCTGATAATGCCTTGGTTTGCTTTCAAAACACTGGTCGTGAAATGCCACAAACATTAGACTTCGTAAATAATTGTTCGCAAAAATGGGATGTAAAAATTACCTGGTTAGAATATGATTTGAACGAAGAAAACAAACATGTATTTAAAATTGTTCG